AATACCCAAGAGCGAGTAGTTTATAAGCCCTTTGAATACCCAGAAGCATTTGATTTTTGGATGAAACAACAACAAGCTCATTGGTTACATACGGAAGTCCCTATGATGTCTGATGTAAATGATTGGAAACAAAATTTAAGTGAATCCGAAAAAAATGTTATAGGTTCTATACTAAAAGGATTTGCCCAAACAGAAACAGTAGTAAACGATTATTGGTCTACATTAGTTACTAAATGGTTTAGAAAACCTGAAGTTATAGCAATGGCTGTGTGTTTTGCAAATATGGAAACAGTTCACGCTGAAGCTTATTCATTATTGAACGAAGAATTAGGATTAGATAATTTTTCTGAATTTTTAGAAGATGAATCAACAATGGCTAAAATTCAAGCATTAATGAATGTAAGAGATAAAATCGAAGATGAACCAGATTGGAGCGAACGAGCCAAATCGCTAGCCATATTCTCAGCATTTACTGAAGGTGTTAATTTATTTTCATCATTTGCTATTCTTCTTTCATTTAAACTAAGAAATTTATTAAAAGGTGTAGGACAAATTGTTGAATGGTCAATTCGAGACGAATCTTTGCATTCGGAAGCAGGATGTTGGTTATTTAGACAATTATTAATTGAAAAACCTGAATTAAATACTCCCGAATTAAAAGAAGCTATTAAACAAGCTGCTTTATTATCATTAAAACTTGAATTAGACTTTATTGATAAAGTTTATGAAATGGGTGATTTAGATGGTTGCTCAAAATACGATTTAGTTAGCTTTATTAAATATAGAGTTAATACAAAAATGCAAGATTTAGGTTATGAACCCGTTGTCAATGGAATTGATGATGCTTCAATTAAGAGAATGAAATGGTTTGACAGCTTATCAGCAGGAAAACAACATACAGATTTCTTCGCTAACCGAGTAACTAATTATTCAAAAGGAGTCCAAAACTGGGACGCAAACGATTTATTTTAATTTTATATGGACAATAATTTAACTATCGACTACACACAGTGGGAGAGGGGTAAAGACTACCCTGAGTATTTCGACGAAATCTCATTAGCTACAATTTCAAAAGGGTACTTGCTACCTGGAGAAACACCTAAGAAGGCTTATCGAAGAGTAGCTGTAGCGGCTTCAACTAGATTAAATAGACCTGATTTAGAAAATAAATTCTTTAAAATCCTTTGGAATGGATGGTTAGGACTTGCTTCTCCTGTATTATCAAATATGGGTACTAGTAGAGGATTACCAATCTCATGCTTTGGAATCGACACTCCAGATTCAATTAGAGGTATTGGTTTAACTAATGCCGAATTAATGAAGCTAACCTCAGTAGGAGGTGGAGTTGGTATTAGTTTATCTAGAATTAGAGGTAGAGGAACTGAAATTAAAGGGAATGGTAAATCGGAAGGTGTAGTGCCGTGGGCTAAAATTTACGATTCAACTATTATCGCTACAAATCAAGGATCTGTACGTAGAGGTGCTGCTTCTGTTAATTTAGATATTAATCACTTTGATATTGATGAATTTTTAGAAATTCGTCGTGCTAAAGGTGATCCTAACAGACAGTGTTTAAATTTACATCAGTGTGTTGTTATAGATGATATTTTTATGAGAAAATTAGAAGCAAGAGACCAAGTAGCTATGGAGCGTTGGACTAAAATTCTAAAAGCAAGAATGGAAACGGGTGAACCTTACATCATGTTTAAAGACAATGTAAATAAACAAAACCCAATTTCATATTTAATGAATAATCTTGATGTATCTATGACAAACATATGCACTGAGATTACTTTACATACTGATGAAGAACATTCATTTATATGTTGTTTATCTTCATTAAATTTAGCAAAATACGATGAGTGGAAAGACACAGATACTGTTCAACTATCTATTTACTTTTTAGATGGCGTGATGCAAGAGTTTATTGAAAAAACAAGTGGTAAAGAAAGTATGGTTAGAACTAATAACCATGCTAAAAAAGGTAGAGCATTAGGTTTAGGAGTAATGGGGTGGCATACGTTTCTACAACAAAAACAAGTACCTTTCAACTCAATAGCGTCCACAGCATATACTCATAATGTATTTAGTAAAATTAAAGTTGAAGCTGAAGCTGCATCAAGACAATTAGCAGTAGAATACGGAGAGCCAGTATGGTGTCGTGGAACTGGTATGCGTAATACGCATTTACTTGCGATAGCTCCGACAGTCTCTAATAGTGTCATAACAGGCGGCATCTCTGCAGGAATTGAGCCGTTACCCGCAAATATTTACACATTTAACGGTGCTAAAGGTACATTTATTCGTAAAAATAAAGTATTAGAAGTTATGTTAGATACTAAAGGCGAAAACAAAGATAAATGGTGGGATCAAATGCTAAGAGATAACGGCTCTGTATTAAATCTACCAGATACTGTATTAACTCCAGATGAAAAAGAATTATTTTTAACATTCCCCGAGATTAATCAGCTAGAATTAGTTAGACAAGCCGCAATTAGACAAAGATATATAGATCAAACGCAATCTTTAAATTTATCGTTTGATCCTCAAGATTCTCCTAAATGGATTAATCAAGTTCACATAGAAGCTTGGAAATTGGGAATAAAAACATTATATTATTTAAGAACAGATTCAGTAATTAAAGGTGATTTAGGATCACGCCAAGCAGATTGTGTATCTTGCGACGGATAAAAATAAGTTATTATGGAAGAAATAGATGAATATCTTAAAACGGTTGAAAGCGAATTAAATGAAATTCAAGCTAAAGTAGAAGCGAACCCTGAAGTAGCTTCTCAATATGAATCTCGCTTAATTGAATTATTTGAAGAATTAGTATCTCAATTAACAAAAATAGAATAAAGTTATGAAATTTCAATCAACAAAAGTCTTTGATGGTTACTCAACAGTATTTCGTCAATGGAGAGCAGAAGGCACTCACTGTAGTTTTCTTCATGGTTATGGTATTTCTTTTAAAATTGTATTTGAAGGAGAACTTGATGAAAGAAACTGGGTGTGGGACTTTGGAGGAATGAAAAGAGCCAAAAACACTATTGATGGTATGCCTCCTAAAGCATGGATGGACCATATGTTCGATCACACTTATATTATTGCCGAAGATGACCCATTTTTATTAAAAGCATTAGAAATGCATGGTACAGGTATAGCACAAGTTAGAGTAGTACCAGCTACAGGAGCAGAACAATTTGCTAAATTTATCTATGATAAAACTTCTGAGTTTATTAGAATTGAAACAGATAACAGAGTACGAGTAGTAAGCGTAGAATTTAAAGAACACAGTAAAAACTCAGCAATATACACAGAATAATATGAAAAAAGTAATTAGATACACGGCAGCATGGTGTGGACCGTGTAAAGTATTTGCTCCTACATTTAATAAAGTAGCAGCAGAAACACCAGGAGTACAATTTGAAACAGTTGATGTTGATTCAGGGCACCAATCAATTATGGAGAATGGGATTAGAAATGTTCCTACTACTGTAGTAATTGAGCCAAACGGAACTATTAGAAAACAAAGTGGAAATATGAGCGCAGAAGCCTTAAAAACATTTATTGGATAATGAAAATATCACACGAACTACCGTTATCGTTATTCCCTTATAGTTTTGGATGGAATGATTATGAGTATTGTTTACCTCATTTATTAGATAAACATGCCGATTATAGACAATTTTTCTTAGATTCTAGAGAAAGAGACCGTTTCATTATAATGGATAACGGTTTGTTTGAGGGTGTAACACACACCATTGAAGATTTAAGAGAAAAAATCAAGTTAATTGAACCTGATATCTTTATTGTTCCTGATGAGTGGAATAATAAAACAATAACAGCTAAAAATGCTAAACATTGGAGGCAATACGAGCTACCTGAACGCACCAATTTAATGGTAGTAATGCAAGGTACTACAATAAGTGAAATTCATCAACTATACCACCACTGTGTTGACCTGGGTTATACTCACTTTGCATTTAATCATTCATCAGTAGTATATCATGAATTATGTCCTACCGAAAATTTAATAGCTAATCAAGCTGTTGGTAGAGTATTACTTCTAGAGAATATGAAGCATGAAAATTTAATTAAACCACACCATTATATCCATTTATTAGGATGTTCGGTACCTCAAGAATTTACTCACTATAGGGATAATTGGACACCTGGTATAATTAATTCAGTAGATACTTCAAATCCTATTATATGTGGTGCTTTAGGTATTAGATATAACGAAATTGGTTTATTAGAAAAACCAACAAATAAAATTGAAGAATTTATGGAATCTGATTTAGAAGATAAATTAGAAGATATTAAATATAATGTTCAACGTTTTAGAAATTTATGCAATAAATAGTTGGATTTATAAAATAAAGTTCGTATATTTATAAAGTAAAACAAATATAAACAGTTATGAGCAAAACTTCATCAAAAAACAAGTACGAGCAACTAATGGCTTGGTTACCGACTTTAGGACAATCTAAAAAGTCCGTAGTAGAAAAATCAACTACTAAATTTTCTAAAGGAGATTATTACAAACAACAAGGAGCCAGGTAATCATGATTGAGATCATAAAACATAGTTTAGGATTATGTGGTGAAGGTCATGTTAGTCTTTTAAATTGTTCTCCATTTATAGTTGGAGGAATTGGATATTTTACGTACATTAAATCAAAATTAAAATTAAAGTTATGGAAAAAGAATTAAAACCTTACATGATGTCTTTGTTTGAATATCTAGGTTATGCCGCTGGTACTGAAACAGGAAAAGAAGTGTATAGCACTGCAAATAAATTGCGCGAAACTATTAGCACTCACAACATTTCTAATCCTAAATACACGGGAAAAGTAATGTTATATCGTAGAGAATTTCTAGATGAATATTTTGGAAATAAAGTATACGAAGGAGAGAAAAAATAATAACGTTTGCCTATACGTTTCAAATACCTGGCACAAATTAAATTATAAATTATGTCTAAAAATCATGTAGTGGTTTCACTTTCAGGTGGAATGGATAGTAGCACATTGTTACTACGTTGTTTAAAAGAATACTCATCTGTTACGGCCATAAGCTTTGACTATGGTCAAAAACACAGAGTAGAGCTAGAGAGAGCTCAATCGTTGGTAGATTATTTAAACGGTGCTATTAATGTTTCAACATTTGAACCTATTAAAGTAAACTATCGTCAAATCAAACTAGACGGATTAGTTGATCTACTAGATTCAGCATTAGTAACAGGAGGTAAAGATGTACCAGAAGGTCATTACGAGCAAGACAATATGAAAGAAACAGTTGTTCCTAACAGAAACAAAATGTTTGCTTCTATTGCTCAAGCAGTAGCTTTATCCATTGCAAACCGTACAGAAGAGACTTGTGACATTGCTTTAGGTATTCACGCAGGTGATCATGCAATTTATCCTGATTGTAGACAAGAATTTAGAGATGCAGATGATGCAGCCTTTAGAATTGGAAACTGGGATGCAGAAAGAGTAAATTATTTCTCACCTTATCTTCAAGGAGATAAATTTGATATCTTAAAAGATGGAGAAGTATTATGTAAAGAGTTGGGATTAAATTTTGATGAAGTTTATTCAAGAACTAATACTTCGTATAAGCCAATTAAAATAGTAACTAGTGGATTTATACAGACATCCCCAGAAAATACAAACTGGACTTCACCTGTAGTGACTTGGTACTCAGATTATAAATCAGCATCTTCAGTTGAAAGAATAGAAGCATTTATCAAACTAGGAAGAAAAGATCCAGTTGCTTATGCAGACGAAACAGGACCAGTAACATGGGAGACTGCAAGAGATGCAGTTCAAAAAGTATTAACAGAACATAACCAACCCCAAACTGATGGTGTTAAGTGGACTGAAACAAGAACTTACTAAAAAAAGTAGGATATTAAAAAATAAGTTCGTATATTTAAGTATAGAAATTAATAAAAACAAAAATGAAAAAAGTATTTTTAACATTAGCCTTAGTGGCTTTAGTGGCAGTAAGTTGTAACAAGGTGACTCCGTCATCTAAATTAACAACAGTAGATTCAACAAAAGTACAAGTCGATTCAGTAAGTATTGACTCAACTTCAATTGATACTACAGCTGTAAAATAAAACACACCCCAGTAGATAGGTCCGCCAAGAAAGTCTTTAAACAACGTGGGAACTGCGGCTCTCCCAATGTGGCTGGAATGTTTTATAAAATAGTCACCCTACTCTTATAATAAGGGAATCAGTGTAGATAAACAATGCACGATTATAGGAAAGAGGGTGCTAAAAAATTACCAATGCTCGCTGTTAATTGAGAAGTAGAGTGTATTAATTTCCGAACAAGGGTTTATAGTAGGAAGGCGTCACTTATTGCACTCAATCAGAAACCCTGAAAGACCAAGGTTGGTAAAAAAAGAATCGGTTAGTGTCAACGGGAAAGTTCCTGCTAGGGTTAACATGGACGATAAGTCTGGATGAGGGTTCGAATCCCTCACCGATTCCAAAATAAATTATTATTTATTACAAAACGGGGGTGCCTGGTTTTGACAGATTACAACTAATTAATACAATCAGCCAGAGAGATAACTGTAAACTAAGGTGAATTTAATTAAATGGCAAAAACACAAACGGTGTAGTATCTCAAGGAGACAACGCACAAATCGAAGCTAACATGAACACAGTATTCTCTTTATTGAGAAACGAAGTATTGGCAGCAGCCTAAATTACCCAAGATTTCTCTATTAGATTAAATAGAGTGGTGGTTTCGCTAACTTAACAGTTGGCCCCAGTTGAATGATACTCCAACTTTAAAACCGTATCAAATAAGCTGTATAAATTGTATTGACTAACGCAGTCTGGACGGGAGTTCGAATCTCCCCACCTCCACTAATTTTTTAACTCTAAATTAATCGTTATGGCAAAAACCAAACTAAATCGCACGGCAAAGCTAGCATTTTACAATGCTCGCGAGCGTAAAGACGACACAAATCGTTTAGCAGAAACTACAGGTTTCACAACTCGTTTCATCAATTATGTAAAAAAAGGTGAAAGAAAAGTAAATGATTCATTAGCTGATGCTATGTACACTCTTTCTCGAAGACGTGCAAAAAACAGCGCAGTATCTGCGAATTAATCAATCCAAATATGCCCCTCACCAGAGGGGCTATATTAATTAAAACTATTAAAATATGGACGAATTTTTAGAGTTTCCAGAGTTAACAGATGACGAAATAGATCAAGTAATGACTGAATTTTTTGAATGGGATAGGTTGCAAGATTATGATTTTGTAAATGAATTTGACGATTTTATTTATGTTTCATATGATGAAGTTTTAAATAATCCTAATGATACTGAATTAGGTGCCTTAATTAGGAAAAGATACGTAGAAGCTCAAAATAAATTAAAAGAAAGTCCCTCATTGTAGGGACTTTTGATATTTATTACAAATAATGTCTATGAAAAATATGTTTTGCCAAGTAAGTTATATATTCATTAATTTAATAAAATATATTATGGCATTTAAAGACATTTTTAAAAAATCAAACGACTACAATGAAAAAACTGTAGTAGGCTTCATATCATTTGCAGTAATGACAATAGTGATGATTGTAGATCTTGTAACTGGGTTCATGGGTCAACACCTCCCACTAAATGAATATGTATTTAATGCATTTATGTATATTACATTAGGATCATTCGGTATTGCCGGATTAGAAAAATTTGCATCAACAGATAAGCAAAAGGAGCAGGATGTTTAGTGAAGGTGGAATAGTAATGATTGCAGGAATCCTATTAGGATTAGGTGTAATAGGTGGATCAGTTTATTATGTTAATAAAATGTTTGCCACACATACTCAGGAAATCCTAGTTCGTTTTATTTTATTAATATTTACCTCATTAGTTGCATTATTTATTGTTGATAAAGTAATTGCTTGGCAGGTTAAATTATTAAGTGAGGAACAAAATTCTCAACTATTTGATTTAATTAAAACCTTGGTTCTTATGATTTTTTCTTATTACTTTGGAACTAAAGAAGGTGTAGAAACTAATGGAGACCCTAATAAAAAATAAATATAGATAAGCTATGAGTTTAAAAAGTTTACAAGCTAAAATAGGAGTAACAGCAGATGGAGTATTCGGTCCTGGTACAATAAAAAAAGCAATGGAGTTTTATAAATTAACTCCGGTTAGAGCAGCACACTTCTTTGCTCAAACAGCTCATGAAACAGGTGATTATAAATTATTTGCTGAAAATCTTAACTACTCTACTCAGGGGCTTCAAAACATATTTAAAAAATACTTTCCAGGTAATCTAAGTGACTTATATGCTCGTAATCCTGAAAAAATAGCTAATAGAGTTTATGCTTCTAGAATGGGTAATGGGGATGAGAAATCAGGAGATGGGTGGAAATATAGAGGTAGAGGTGCTCTTCAATTAACTGGAAAAGATAATTATGCTGCCTTTGCTAAATATTTACAAAAACCAGAAATTATGACTACTCCTGATTTAGTAGCTACAGAATATTCATTTGAATCAGCAATGTTCTTCTTTGATAAAAACAAATTATGGTTAATATGTGATCAAGGAATTAACGATGCCGCTATATTAGCATTAACAAAAAGAATTAATGGTGGTACTCATGGATTAGAAGACCGACAAGAAAAAACTAAAAAATATTACCAATACATTAAATAAGTTGCTATAAGATGAAAACATCACTATTAATTACATTATCATTGACAACAGCATTAGCATTTATAGGTACATATTTTATGCATCTAACAGCAGATAATATAGATCAATTCCTAGCAGTAGGTTTAATTGTATTTATTGATGGTTTTTTTGGAGTATGGGCAGGAGTAAAAAGAGAAGGTTTTCAAACTTGTAAAGCAATTAAAGTATTAAAAACATTTGGTTTTTGGATGGTAATGCTAGCAGCTATCTTATCAATAGAAAAAGGATTTACTGGGACTTCTTGGTTAAGTGAAACAATTATAGCCCCTTTTATGATATTCCAGCTAATTTCTATATTAAAAAATGCTTCTATGGTAGGTATAGTTAAAAATGAATTAGTTACACAAATATTAGATAGATTAGATAAACATAAAGGAGATAGAGAAATAAATGGATAAAGTTAAAAATTTTATATTAGGATTAGATTTCAAATCAATTTTAATAATAGGGTTAATTATATTAATACTGCTAATGAGAATGTGTTCTGGAGGAGATCAAAGTTCTCACCCAATAATTAAAGTAGATGGAAAAAAATATGAACTGTTAAAACATACTATTGATACTGTTACAGTTATAAAAACTAAAGTAGAATACCGTCCAGGAAAAACAATCTTTAAAGATCCCCCAATCTATATAACACCACCAACACAAATAGATTCATTAGCTGTAGTTAAAGAATACTACTCTAAAATAGTATATAAAGATACTTTAAACTTAGATGAAGATGGAGGAACAATTGCTATAACTGATACAGTTTCTCAAAATAAAATTATAGGTAGATTATGGAGTGCTTCAATAAAGCAAAAAACAATTCATGATGTCACTATTGTAAAAGAATTACCTAAGACACAAGTATACATTGGTGGTACTGCTGGGTTTGATGAAGATAACATTGTAAATTTTGTAGGACCATCATTACTATTAAAAACAAAACAAGATCGTGTTTATTCTTTAGGAGTAGGATACGGAACAGATAAAAATGTTTCTATACAAGCTGGTATTTATTGGAAAATAAAATTAGGAAAATAAAATTAAAAAACTTTATTAATATAGGTTGGATTTCGTCCAACCTTTTATTATCTTTATAAAAAATAGTTTATGAAAAGAATAGAAGATTATAACAAAACACTTCCCATTGTAGAGCTTTATACAGCGGTACAGTCAGAAGGAAGTAGAGCAGGTTATCCAACCGTAGTAATCAGAACAACAGGCTGTACTCACAGATGTTATTTTGGTGAAGGTGGATGGTGCGATTCTTGGTACACAAGTATACATCCTGAGAAAGGACACATTACTTTCCAAGACATTATTAACATGTATGATGCAAATCCTCACATCACAGAGATGATGTTAACAGGAGGATCACCTACAATGCATCCAGCATTAGTAAACGAATTAACACATTTTGCACATGAAAGAAATATTTTCATTACAATTGAGACCGAAGGAAGTCATTTTCTTGAAACGGATTACCCAATTAATCTATTATCAATCTCCCCTAAGTTCAGTAATTCAGTCCCTAAGATTGGCGT